TCTATTATACGCAGTTACACCAAACTGTGGCTCCCATGCTAAATCCTCAGCAGTTGTCCAATCTCGAGTGCTTCGCTCATGCCAAAGCTTCGTAGAAACGTCATATACGTACGTTTTCTTAGCAGCTTGGAAACTTAACACATAGAAATGATGTCCTTCATTATAATAACACCAACCCACTGCACCAGCTGGGTCTAATATCTTACCAAATGTATTTTCTAGTGCGTTCGTGGATATTCTCTGAGGTGCACCCATACCACGAGCCATGAATACAGTATTCCTACCGCTATCTGAGCTACCGAAGAAGAATATCATCTCTTCAATAGATGCAACAGAGCGTGGTGCTTGTGCCCCAATCTGCGTGGATGAACCTTGTATGTATGAGAATGGATCATCATTAGAGGTACCAGATGCAGACCACGTCTCGACTGACCTTGGGCCAAACATATAGATTCTATTACCCACCACTCGTAGTGCAGTTAAAGCATCCGCACTTGATTCAGCTGAGTAGAAATTGGCTACACCAAAATCATCTGTGAATACAGTAGAAGCTAATTGTGAGAAGTACAACTCATTACGTTGTGAGTTAATAATTAATCGCTGGTTGATAAAGAACACTTGTGAGCACTGAATAGGCTCGGTAGTACCGGTTAAGAACGGTAGGGTTACCTGTTCAAAAGTAGATGCTACAGTTACATCATCTGCGTTTAAATCTGCTTTATATAGTCCAGTACCATCTGCAACCACAAGGTCAAATCCATTATCACTGATTCCAATTGGGCCTGTACCCGATGCGATAACACCAAGCTCAACATAACTAAAATCAGGATTGATACGGTATATTTTGTTTCCATATGCGGCATATAACAAACTTGCTCCATCTGGACCTGTTGATGAATACCAGAAACCACGACACCCTGCTGTTGGGTCGGTTCCAATTGTTGCCATAAGTCTCTCACCTGGTGTATAGACCAGTGCTTGACTTACCTTACCATCAGGGGATTCAATATTCTCAGGATAGAGATTTAAACTTCTCTGTGAGCTTATACCCCTGCTTCGGTATTCATAAGAGCCCCCAACAAGTGGGACAATCGCTGTTGTAGTCATTTAAACACCCCATCTTGACATCGTAAATATATTATTGGTTGCAGCACTCTGACCAAAATGCGCTATGAGTGGGGTTTTAGCTGTAGTGTTCTCTTGTATGTCTTTAAACGCAGTATTGCGTAAATCTCTCATACCAATAAGAATACTATCATCCTTCCCATATCTCTGAGCAAGTAAATAGGACAGTGCATACTTTAGTGAAGGTTCATACTCTGGTGGTATTTCTAAATCATCATTGAATGCCACAGATGGTAAATTCTTTGAGTAATTCAGTATTAACTCATAGTTCGTATCAAACTGTGAACTGAATACAATATTCGCATGTGGATAACTTGATTCATAAGCGAAATAATTAGGCAGTGATACACCATCTGTCCTAAACATCATGATGTCCTGTGGTGCCACCATTTGTATTTCTGAAGCTATAGACCCGTTTGGCTTATATCTTGTGTAAGCTCGTAAAATCTTAGATGGTCTATCTGCGTTAATATCCACAGTAGGATGGGCCGCAGTTGGGGTACCTATACTATATGAAAACTCTGAAGAAGTAGGTGAGTATGAAATGGTGTTAATCATAAAAGCAAAGAACTCATTTAGGTTCATTTGTGAGATAACATCATTCAGTAACTGTAAACCAATATTGGAACGTGTTCCATCTAGTGCTTCACGATCACTCAAGTCACCTATCATTTTAAAGGCATCCACTATTAAATTTCGCACGTTCAACATATATTAATCCTCTTTTTTCAATTTCGCAGCAGCACGTTTCTTACGCATATACTCTGCTTTCTTTGCCTTCTTCTCAGCTTCTTTATCTGATACAGGCTTAGGCTCTGGTGGTATTACCTCAGCCTCAATACAGTCGGTGATGTTCTTATACTCACTCAAACTCATAGTATAAGTTCTTTCTACTCGACAAGTTGGTCTACAGCTAAAATCAGGTAGTTTTATCAGCTCATCAGCTTGGTAATCTTCTACGATGATGCCTGTGTTTTGTCTGTAAATCATTTTCATAATATTTCTCCTAACATAAATAGATATAAAAAAACACAGCGAAGGATCCTGTGAAGGACCCTAAGCCGTGTTAGGAAGGTTAGATTAAACCTTATACCAGACTACTGCAGCCCAGTTAGTGCGTACTAGCAACTCTGCAGAAAGGTTATCCCAACGGACAATTTCTTTAAAGTTGATAGGGTCTGCACCTTTTGAAGTAGTGATAGAAAGAGCTTTAGCAACTTTCATCTCTTTTTGCTCCATGTTAGAGATTGGTGCAAATTTCGCATTACCGTGGATGAAACCTTGTGTATCATAGATAACACCAGCTTGGTAAGTTGAGTTAGCTTCGTGTACTAGAGTAACCGCAGCACCGTCTACTGGAAGAGCAGAAACGTTCTGTGAAGGTTTAACAGTAGTAACAGGTTTGATAGTTACGGTGATAGAGTTAGCAACAGCAGTCGCATCAGCTTGAGCTACAAAAGAGTAGTCTTGTGATAGAGCGTTACCATAGATATCAACCACTTTACAACCAGCAACAGTGAAAACTTGACCTTTTTTGATAGTACCTGTTAAGTTAGTACCGTCAAAAGTGATAGAAGTTGCACCGTCAGATAGTGTACCGTCAACTACTGCGTCAGCACCAGTGTCTACTAGGTCACCAGTAACTAGAGAAGTTACATCAGGAGACTCGAAGAACTCAGCACCACCGTACATACCGATACGACTTTCTTTAAACATGTCTGAAATCTGTGCAGATGGGTTGAAGAAAGTAATACCCGCAGAAGCGATAGTTTGATTCAATTCGTTATCAAGTACACCAACAAGCTTACCGTAAGAACGAGCTTTTTTGATAGTAGCGATAGCAGTACCAAGATTTTTGAACTCAGAAGAATCATTGATAATTACGTGAGTATCAGCGTTAAGTTTCAATTCATCAGCAGCACGTTCTTGAATGTGAGAAGCAAGGCGAGCACCATAAGGTTTAGCGATTTGCTCATCAAAGTTTTTGATATCAAGAGCACGTACAACAGCATTTGAATCAGTTGATACGTTGTTATGGATAAGTGTAATCTGACGGTCACCAGAAGCATAGTTATCTGGAACAGCAGTTGCACCGGTTTGTACAGTAGGATAATCTGGGATAGTTACAGTCATTGTAGACCCAGTACCTGATTTAAACTCTTTGTCAAGTTGTTTGTTAGAGTTTACGATAAGTGGCAAGTTCTTTTGGTACTCTGCCACGAATGGAACAGCAACTTGAGTTACTGTGAAATTATATGTAGCCATGTTAAAACCTCGTTGTTTGGCAATTAATCAAATTTAAGAGTGCCGTTGTTGTACGCTTGTATCAACTCTTCGTCACTCATCTTGTCGATAGACTTTGCAACAACCCCGTTTGATTTGTTCGTTAAAGAACCTACAGGTGCAGGAGCTTTTGAACTTACAGCAGGTGCTGGTGCAGTTTGTGCTTGCTGACGTGAAACATATTGCTCCAAGTTAGTTAACACTTGTGGAACATTGTAAGGGTGCATCTGTTGAAGCTCTTGTATGGCACCTGGTTGCTCTGCAAAGTAGTGCAACATCTTGGGACCTACAGGGCTTTGGTTGATGAACCTTAAAACATCCCCGGTGAATAAATGTGCTGGATTACCTAAGGCAGAAATAGCTTCAACATAATCAGCTCTCTCATCTTCGGTTTTATAGAGACTCTCTACTTTACCATTCCATGAGTTAGCTAGTTGCTGATACTCTTGTTGCTGTCGGTATTGCTCTTGTTGTTGCCTTGCGACATCCAATGCAGCTTGTTGGGCAGTGATATATGCGTTATAGTCGGCATCCGTCCTAAATTGGCTTCTGTCCACTGTCGGTCCACTTTGATCCGCTGGTGCTTGTTGCTGAGCTAACATCTCTTTTATCTCTGCTAACTCTCGCTCTAAACGTCCAGTCTTACGTCTTTCACGTTTCAATCGCTTCTTGAATGCTTTAGGTAACTCCTTGAACTCATCATCATCAAATTCACCTTGCTCACCAGATTGTTCTGAGGGTAAGCCAAAAGGGTCAGATACTTCTTCACCTTCTTCTGACGTTGCTTCCTGATCCGATTGCTCAAATTCATTAGACTCGTCAATCTTTAACTCTTCAGATGGTTCCTCAACAGATTCCTCAACAACTTCACCCGCTGGTTCATCGTCATTGTATCCTACTACTTCAATACCATTCTCAATTGCTAACTCATACTCATCCTGACTAAAGGATGACCCATCGACAGATTCAACTGCCTGTTCTTTTGGTTCGGACATTATCAGCCTCCACAGCTCCGTGTGTATTTAGACCCCACACGTAGGGAAAATTGGTTCCTAACTTATTCCATAATATAGACGACTATGGTATTAGCGTATTTAGAAATGCTTGTACCTCGTCTGCTTCTTCTTGCATATCCTTCTCAAGTTCCATACGGTTCTCAAGGATACTCAAGTTTCTAGCGTTGTCTGCTTTGACGTTTTCCTCAGTGATACCACCTTGGATTTTAAGTGTCTCCACATCCAGCTTATTATCGTTAATCATCTGTTGCTTCGTTAAATCTGCACGGATTTTCATCTCAGCTTCAGTTAGATTCATCTGCTCTTGCATTAGTCTACGCTGTAATTCCATATTCTGTTGACGCATATTATCCAGTTCACCTTGTAACTGCTGCATCTGTTGTTGCATCATCTCAGGGTTACCACCAGCTTGTAGGCTCATTTGAGCGATCATATCAACCTTCTGCTTCAATGTGCCATTTTCATCATCTAAATCAATAGAGTTCACAATCTCTGGCATAATAGTCATTGCATTTGGTCCCATCATTTGAGCAACTGCTAAAAGTGAGCGTAGATTCTCTTTACGCTGTGTTGCGAGTAGTGGACCAGCTTGTGAGCTAACTTCAAACTCATTCGGGATGATATCCATCTGTGAAAAAGGAATTGCTTCACGGCTTGATTTACCATCTAAAACCATTGGCACAGTTCTGTCAGTGTCATAGTAAACACTCATCATATCCATAATAACACGACCCACTTGCTCAATTGAACAAGCTAAGTTCTCATATAGTGTGGATAAGATTGTCTCACTTGCTTTAGCTTTGAGTAAAGCAGCTTCAGCCGTTTCATTTCTCCCAGGTGCTTCACCGATACCATCAGCTGGCATACCGATAATAGATGAAACCATGTTCAACATATTCGCTTGAGAAGATAATACATCACCGATATTCACAGCTGTATCCACTTTAATTGGTGGAGTTACTGGAACCTGTGGGTTATTTTTATCATAATCCCTGAAGATTAACGCTGGGATATTTGATTGTGATGAGTTTTTCCATAGCTCTTCATATCCTGAGATTGAGCGGTCACTCACCATATAGTTAGCTTTTGGGCTAAGTGCCATACGCTCAGCACCGAGTGACGCAGAGTAATTCAGTAATCTCTGTGCATCTTTTGCTCTGTGGATGATACCCACATACTCTTGTCTGCCGTCAATAGTTACTGGTAAACCGTACACTGGGACAATTGGGAGATATTTAATCTTCATATCTTGCTCAAACACAATGTGATTACCCACCAGCTTTGTGCACTTCACTGAGCAACTTTTCTTTTCTTTGTATCTAGCTCCCTCAACCTGTTCCTCAAACTCTTGACCGTCAAGGATGTAGGTAGATTTCTTCTTAGTCACTTTCTCATAGTATGTGACAACTGGGATACTCTCATCATCCTTACAGATTTTAGACTCAAAAACTCCACCTTCATACTGATACTGTAAAGCATCTTCACCATAGGTTTCTTTCACTTCTTTGCTGCTCATGTAATCAATGTGAGCAATAAAACGTGCATCTCGACCATCAAGTTCTCTTGATAGCGGGTCAATCAATACTGCATTATAGTCATACACAGTTTCTATCTTAAGTGATACATCTAGAGAGTTGTCTTCTTCGTTGTCATACTCTGTGGTAATGTGTAGCCAACCATAACCCACTGAACTAGATGATCGCAAAGACGTGCGATATGCACCTTTTGCATTGCTTCTACTCTCAATACCTTTAGCAACTGCGTTAAGAAGCCTTGCTTGACCAGCTTTCTCTG